GAGACACCCTTCCAGTCATCCACGGTGATCGGGATCACTCGCGAGATCGCCCTGAACGGGTTCACCGAGAGGTTCGATGTCGGGATGATGGTCGGGTCCAACACGTAGGGCACCGCGAACCCACCGGCGGTCGTCGTGAGCGAGAGCGCACGCGACTCGGAGTCTGTCAGCGGCTGCACCATGAGGTGCTTGCCGAACGCCCGCTGGTAGGTCGCCGAGCCGGTTGCGAGGATCCGACGCGCGATGGTGGCCTGGTCGTCGTCGAAGGCCAGGAGGCGCTCGACGTGGCCCTGCACGTCCTCGTGGTTGGCCCGCGCGTGCGGGAACTGCGAGGTCTCGATGGACCGCCTGGCGCCGTCGCGGAGCAGCTGCGCCTCGTCCTCGCGCGAACGCGACTGCGTCCGGTAGGCACCGAGGTCGTAGATGTCGTTGGGCTTGACGATCACGCCGAACGGCTTCTTCGGCTCCTGCGGCTCCTGCGGCCCGACGGTCTTGTCCGGGTCACCGCCGATCTCCTCGATACGCGCCTTGCGGGCCTCCAACTCTTGAACCCGGCGCGTGATCGCGTCGTGCTCGGAGTTGAGGTCGTCCCACTCGGCCCTGACCTCCGGCGAGAACTCGCGGCCCGCGTTCTCGGAGTCGAGCGCCGTGATGCGGCTCTTGACTTCGGAGTCCCGCGAGTTGAGTGCCTCGACCGAGGTGTACTGGTCGATCTCCATCTTCTGTGCCTCCTTCGTGTGTGTCTCCACGCTCACGGGTTCCGGGGTGGCCTCAGCCGGCGCCGGTTCCGGTTCGGGGTCCTCGCCCTTCAAGCTCTTGAGCGTCAGGGCGCGGGTGTTGTCGATCAGCTCCACGAGGCGTTTCGGGTCGTTGGCGAAGCCGTCGAAGATGAACTCATCCGTCAGCGAGCGCACGCCCGCTGTGGCGGATTCGTACTGCGGGAAGCTGACCGGCCCGAACTCGGGCACGCGAGCTTCCAGGATCGTGCGCTCCGGGATGCCGTCCGGGTTCCAGTCCGAGGTGCCGGGGTCACGGTCGAATCGCTCACGCATCACCCCGAACCGGAACGACGCGCCGTACTCCCCCGCCCGCAGGCCCGACATCAGCAGCGACGGGAGCCCGTCGAACAGCCCCACCTCGTAAGCCGCACCCACGTCGTCTTCGGCAAGGGAACGGATAGAGCCGAGCACCTTGTCCCCGAGCTCAGGGTCGTGGCCGTGGTTGAACGTCACCTTCGGTGGAGACTCCTGGAAGGTCTTCGCGAAGGACCCCGGCGCGATGCGCTCCATGAAGTGACCCTCGAAGTTGCTGTTGATCTCGGTCCACTCGTTGAAGACGGCGAAGTGACCGACCAACGTGCGGCCGTCACCGTCGCCGTTGTCGCGGACCTCGTAGCCGCCACGTTGAGCGCGCACGAGGTTGTCGCGTGGAGGACGTTTCGCATCCATCGACGACGATGTTGCGGCAGGTGTCACGCCCTCACGGATCTTCGTTGCCAGGTCCCGTTCGCTGAGCACCTTCCCGTGGATGGTGATGACGGGCTCTGTCACGGCGTACCTCCGTTCATGGCGGGCATCGGCTGGCCGTTCCCGTTGGGCGTCGGAGTCATCACGGTCCCGGGCGGTTGAAGCTGCACCGAGAACAGGCCCGTGTGCTTGAGCAGAGTCAGGTCATCGGCCGTCACGGCCGCGATCACGGACTCGGCCTCGAACCCCGCGTCGATGAGCGCCTTCATCGACTGCGCGTTGACCTGCTGGATCGCTGCAGCGTCCTTCTCGTCCTCTTGCAGGAAGGCCACGTCACGCGGGTCGTACCAGAGCCGTGAGTCGGAGGGGACGCGGATGATGTTCGACAGCGAGCCGGCGGCGTTGCGCCAGAGGGGTCGGATGGTCTTGTCGGCCGTCAACCTTCGGGCGGCGCCGAAGTTCCCCGCGTTCAGAGATGAGCCCTGCAAGCCTTCCGAGAGGCCGACGATGGTCGGATGGATCCCGGAGGCCGCGGCGATGCGCGTCTCCCCGGCTCCTTGGGTGACCTTGAAGTCCATCTGCTGAAAGTCCGCGCCGATGGTCTTAGCGTCCGCTCCACCGCCCAGGAACAGGGTGCGGTAGGCGTTGGCTACGCCCTCGTGCTCTTTCGCGAACACCTCGCGCAGATGGTCGAACATCTCCCGCTGCACCGTCGCGTCCACGGTGACTACGAGGTTCACCGTCGCGCCGTTGTCGAAGAACTTCTTCTTGTGTCCCGTGGCGGAGGAGTCGCCCTCGATCTCGGTGATGATGGGTTGGAGCCATGACATCCCCCGGAACGGTGACAAAGGGTCGGGGATGGGCGCGAAGTGCGCGACCTGCTCCGCGAGGAACGTCACCGGGTCACGGCCGGAGGCCGGACCTCCCGGCTGGTAGATGTATCCCACGACCTCCGTGCCGGGGTCCCACACCTGCGCGTCGGGGTTCTTCGACCCGATGACGATCGTCACCCAGTCCGGGCGCATCCGAAACAACGTCTCGCCGGTGCGAGCGGTGAAGGAGTTCCCCGCCATATCGGCGTCCTGGATCATCCGCGATAGCAGGTCGCCCGTCGTTCCACCGGGCCAAGGTGTCTCGAGGATCGCGAGCTCGGCGGTCGAGAAGAGGTCCTGCGGCCGGCCCTTGCGGATGCGCTGGAACTGGAACCTCGCCTCACTGAACAGGTCCTGACGTGCCTTGCAGCACGCGAACACGACCCCGTTGGACTGATAGGCGCCCGATACGAGGCCCGAGAAGTTGCCCGTGATCGGCTCCGTGGTGCCGGTGAGCGTCTGGCGCGGCATGAAGCCGTACTGGTTGCCGGCGTAGGAGAAGTAGTCACTGATCCACGAGTCGAAGGAGTAGCGCTCAACCTCGGGCGCAACAGACTTCTTGCGGAAGATCCCCACGCCTTCACGATGCGGCTGGGGTCACGCCTCAGACGAACGCGATCATCGGCACCGAGGCGCGGTCGGCCTCCGTCGCCATCTGCACGGCCATCGTCAGGGCTATGAGCGCGTCGATGGAACGATGTGAGCGGGGGTCCTTCTGCAACCGCCAGCCGCGCTCCGTCTCCTTCGTGACGCCTCCCATGACGTGTGCCCGCAGCACGAGGTCCCCGTCGTGACGCAGCAGTCCCGCGTCGATCACGCGATACAGCGCCGCCGAAGCGACCGACATCCGCTCGGCCGACTGGGGATATTCCTGCATCGGCAATCCGTCGCCTTCGAGGATCTCCGCCGAACGACGGAAGCTCCACGGGTCATAGGCGATCTTCTGCACCGTGTAGCGCGCAGCGACCTCACGGATCTTCGCCTCGACCCGCTCGATGGGCAGGACCCCTTCGGGCTTCATGATGTCCACCCGCACTATCACCTTGCCGTCATCCGTGACGTGCGCCGCGGCGATCGCGGTCGAGTCGTGCTTGACTCCCAAGTCGACCCCCAGCCACGCGCGGGCGCCGGCGGGGATCTCGATACTCGGGTCGGCGAGGTCATCCCAGGACTTCGGTTCGATCCACGGCTCCTCGCCCTCGGTCCATATCCCGCAGGCGAACCGCTGCCACTCCCACGGCGTCATCGTCTGCGAGTCGTGCCGCTCCCGAAGCGCCGCGGGGGTCTGCCAGGGTGCCGGGTTCGCCCGTTTCACCTGGGCGATGTCGTCGATGTCGTCTGTCGGGTCCATGCACCACTCGTGGAACGCGAACATCCCGTTCTCCGAGCGGACGTGGTTGTGCTTGCCCTTGCGCACGAACCCCGGAAGCAGGTGAGCCGCGGTTCGCAGCTTCCCCAGCGGCGAATCCATCGCAAAGCCCGCCGTCGAGATGGTGATGAGCTGCCCCGTTCGAGGTCCGAGGCCGTCCCGCAGCACCGCGTACAGCTCCGCTGACTTGTGACGGTGGAGCTCGTCGACGATCGCGAGCGTGGGGATCGACCCGTCCGCGGTGTCGGCATCTGAGGCCAGAACCCGGATCCGCCCCTCATCCATCTTGGAAACGACCGAGCGCTGCTGGATGGTCATCAGCCGTTGGAGCGCCTCGGACCCCCTCACGAACATCCGCGCTTGCCGGAGCACGATCTCGGCCTGCTCCCGCGAGGCCGCGACGATGATGCACTCGGCGTTGGGGATAACTACGAGGTGATAGAGCGCCAGCGCCGCCAGAAGGGTCGTTTTGCCGTTCTTCTTCGGGATGATCAGCGCCGTCTCCCGAGCGCCGGCGAAGTAGTCGGACAGAACCCGCTTCTGGAACGGCTGAACGACCAACGGCTGACCGTTCTCGATACGTAGTTCGGCGGCGAATCGAACGAACTCAGCTAGTGCGCCGTTTGGCGAGTTCGTCGATGACCGAACCTGCCTTTTCGGGCTTGCCGTCACTCTTTAGCTCCTCTAATAGCAACCGCATGGCCGGGACGTTTCCCTTGCGAGCCGCCTTGGTGAGCAGTTGGAGGATCTCCGACCGGTCGGCTACAGCGTCGTCACTCATGGGTGCCCTGACCTGCGGGTATGCAAACTTTTCCCACTGGCGCGCGCGGAGAGA